CGTGCTGCGGCGGCTAAAAGGCCGAGCACTAAACCTATGACGAAGAAAAAGTAATGGCAACGCTTAAGCAAGACCCTACAGGTATTGAAGGCGCGGGTAAAGTATCTGCGCGCGGAGGGCCGGACCAGAAGGACCACCGCGACACGCTACAACTGATGCGCGATCGGTTACGCCAAGCGATTGGCGCGTACTCGGAGAGCCGCGAAGATGAGCTTGACGACCTGCGTTTTATGGCTGGCTCGCCCGACAATCAGTGGCAATGGCCGCAAGATGTGTTGGCAACGCGTGGGTCGGTGCAAGGCCAAACAGTCAATGCAAGACCTTGTTTGACGATAAACAAGCTACCGCAGCACGTTAGGCAAGTGACTAACGAGCAGCGCCAGAACCGGCCAAGCGGCAAGGTCATACCTGTTAACGATCAAGCCGACGTCGAGGTCGCAAAGGTGCTTGACGGCATCGTGCGACATATTGAGTACATGTCAGACGCTGACGTAGCGTACGACACCGCGTGCGAGAACCAAGTAACCTACGGTGAAGGCTATATACGCATTTTAACCGAGTATTGCTACGAAGATAGCTTCGATCAAGATATTAAGATCGCGCGCGTACGCAATAGTTTCAGTGTCTACATGGACCCGCTAATCCAAGACCCATGTGGCGCAGACGCTGAGTGGTGTTTTATTACGGAAGACATGCTCAAGGAAGACTACCAGCGTATGTACCCTAACGCTGCACCGCTGTCTTCGATCATGGCGCAAGGTATTGGTGACCAAGACATAAGCCAGTGGATTACGGAAGATACGATCCGTATCGCTGAATACTTTTATATTGCGCACAAACAAGACACGTTGTACCTCTACCCAGGTAATCAATCCGTGTTTAAAGGCTCGATGGAAGACCAGCAACTGAGGGATATGGGGCTTACACCTATACGCGAGCGTCGTGTAGACCGCAAAAAAGTCATGTGGATGAAAACCAATGGCTTTGAAGTGCTTGAAGAACGCGAATGGGCAGGTAATTGGATTCCGGTTGTACGGGTTGTGGGCAACGAATTTCAGGTTGACGGACGTATTTTCATCTCAGGAATTGTCCGCAACGCTAAAGACGCCCAGCGCATGTACAACTACTGGACCAGCCAAGAAGCTGAGATGCTAGCGCTTGCGCCTAAAGCACCATTTATTGGTTACGGTGGTCAGTTTGAGGGCTATGAGTACCAATGGAAAACCGCTAATACGCAAAATTGGCCGTATCTTGAGGTCAACCCTGACGTTACCGACGGTGCGGGGTCCATACTGCCGCTGCCACAGCGTGCAGCACCACCACTGCCGCAAACAGGGCTTATTCAAGCCAAGATGGGCGCGTCAGAAGACATAAAAGCTACCACAGGCCAGTACGATGCGAGTCTGGGCCAAGTGTCAAACGAGCGTTCTGGACGTGCTATTTTAGCTAGGCAGAAGGAATCTGACAACGGCACATACCACTATGTAGATAATTTAGCGCGTGCTGTACGCTATGTGACCCGTCAGTTGGTGGACTTGATACCTAAAATCTACGATACGCAGCGTATTGCTAGGATTGTTGGTATTGATGGCGAAACCAACATGGTCAAGATCGATCCAACCCAACAAGAGCCGGTCAAAAAGATTGTGGACCAGACGGGCGTGGTGATCGATAAGATTTACAACCCTTCCGTTGGTCGTTACGACGTGGTGGTGACCACTGGGCCAAGCTACATGACCAAGCGCCAAGAAGCTATGGACGCTATGGCGCAAATCTTGCAGGGTAACCCCAACTTATGGGCTGTTGCAGGCGATTTGTTTGTTAAAAACATGGATTGGCCTGGTGCTCAAGAGATGGCCGCACGTCTTCGTAAGACGATTGACCCGCAATTACTTGCTGATCAAGACAACGATCCTGCGCTACAGGCTGCTCAGAAGCAAATTGAAGCCATGGGCGCTGAAATGCAACAAATGCACGATATGCTTATGAACGTCAATCAGTCAATTGAAGCTAGAGACGTTCAAGTACGTGAGTTTGAGGCTAAAATCAAGGCATTTGACGCCGAAACTAAGCGTATTTCAGCCACAATGCCTGGCATGACGATGGAGCAAATTCAAGATATTGTAATGGGTACGATTGCTGCTGCGCACGATGCTGGTGATTTAGTGCCACCTCAGCAAATGCAAGGTCCAATCATGCCGGAATCAGATGAGATGGGCCGTGAAGAAGGTATTATGGCCCGTCAGGAAGAGGCTCAACAAGCTAGACCCATGCCTAACGTCGTACCGCAGGAGGGCCAAGCATGAAATGCGCTGATTTTGTAGGTATGTTGTTTTTAGCCCGTGATGTTGCCCATTCTGTCCATCTAAACACCCGTAGTTACAGCAAACACAAAGCATTAGGTAAGTTTTACGACGAAGTTATCGATTTAGCGGACAAATTTGCTGAAGCCTACCAAGGTAGACATGGTTTGATCGGCCCCATATCATTGATGAGTGCCGGTAAAACCTCTAATATTTTAGCTTTCATGCAAGATCAGGTTGATCAGATTGAAAAAATTAGGTATGAAGTCTGTGATAAGGCTGAAACACCGCTTCAAAACATCATTGATGAAATTATCGGGTTGTACTTAAGTACAATCTACAAACTTAAGTTTCTCGCATAAGGAATTACGATGCAACTTCTTAACCCGATGAGTAAGACGGATTACCCCGCGTACACAGCGACCTCAGGGGCTACCGCAGGCAATACAACTGCTTGGGGCGCAGGCCCACAAGGTGTTCTTGTATGGGCAGATGTAGCTTCTTATGTTGAGGTTGGTGTGGATGCGACAGCTACGACGGCTAGTACACCCATTCCTGCTAATACCCCATTCCATTTCGTCGTGCCTTTGAACACTTCAGGCGCTCCTTGGCGTGTCAGCGTGTTGCGTATTGGGTCAACAAGCGGTATTGCGTACTGTAAGCCGATTAACAAAGAATAGACACTTGAGCTTTTTGTCTTAAGTTGGAGTAACCATGGCAGACGTCAAGATTTCAGGGTTAACCAGCGGTAATCCAGCGCAATCTGGCGATGAAATACCTATTGCTCGCAGCGGCGCTAACTACAAGGTTACCGCTGGCAGTATTGCAGCTTTAGCAGGTGGTGGCGGCGGCACAACTACGTATGCCGCTACATTTGACAATTCAGGGTCCGGTGCAGCTTCCGGAACTACATTTAATGGGTCGGTAGCGAGGACTATAAGCTACAACACCATCGGTGCGCCTAGTATTACAGGGACTAATGCTTCTGGTACATGGGACATAAGTATTAAAGGTAACGCAGCAACAGCAACAAGTGCTACGACCGCAACAACAGCTACGACAGCAACAAGTGCTACAACGGCTACAACGGCAACGACCGCTACGACAGCAACAACGGCTACAACTAGCACTAATTTAGCGGGCGGCGCGGCTAATAGAATTGCTTATCAAACAGGCGCTAGTACCACATCGTTTGTTACGGCTCCTACTACCGCATCAACCTATCTACAATGGGATGGGGCTGCTTTTGTTTGGGCTGCTGGCGGTGGTGGAGGCGGGGGTACAACGACTAACGCTTTAACCATGAACAATTCAGGTTCTGGTGCAGCGTCAGGTACTGCTTTTGATGGCTCCGTTGCACAAACCATTAGTTACAACACAGTCGGCGCACCATCAATAACAGGTACTAATGCGACAGGTACATGGGGTATTGATATTACTGGTGCAGCCGGTATAGCGGCTGCAATTTCTGGTGGCGGCACAAATAGGCTTGTATATCAAACTGGCTCAAGCACAACATCCTTTGTTACTGCACCAACGGTTACAGACACCTTCCTTAAATGGAATGGCACTGCTTTTGTGTGGAGTACACCGTCTGGCTCTGGTGATGTTGTTGGCCCTGCAAGTGCAGTTGATAGCCAAATTGCTTTATTTAACAGCACAACAGGCAAGCTGATTAAAGCAGCCACTACAACCGGATTGCTAAAAGCCTCGTCCGGTGTTATTGCTGCGGCCACAGCAGGAACAGATTACGCAGCGGCTACAACGGGTTCTGCAAACCAGTTGCTTGCAAGTAACGGCTCAGGTGGCTTTACAAACCTTACGACAGGCACAGGTGTTGTTACAGCACTTGGTGTTAACACAGGTTCTTCTGGTGCATTTGTCGTTAATGGCGGTGCTTTAGGCACACCATCAAGCGGTACGGTAACAAACCTTACTGGTACAGCATCAATCAATATTAATGGTACGGTAGGTGCAACCACACCGACAACTGGTGCTTTCACGACACTTTCAGCGTCCTCTACAACTACTTTTTCTGGTTTAACGGCTAGTACAGCGCTTGCTTTAGATGCAAGTAAAAATGTTGTTAGTGTTACCAATACGGGTTCAGGTAACAATGTTTTAGCCACATCCCCCACACTAGTAACACCCAATTTAGGTACACCTACTACCTTAACTCTTACCAACGCCACGGGGCTTCCTTTATCAACGGGCGTTACCGGCAACCTTCCAGTTAGTAACTTAAATTCAGGAACAGGCGCATCGTCTTCGACGTTCTGGAGAGGCGATGGGACGTGGGCTACACCTTCTGCATCAGCCAGTATTGCAGTATCTGATGAAGGCTCTCAGATTACCGCTGCGGTTTCGAGTTTTAACTTTGTAGGCTCAGGTGTAACAGCTACAGCAGTAGGCAACGACGTAACAGTAACAATTCCTGGCGGAAGTGGTAGCAGCACTGCGCAAAACTTTGCTTGGTTTTTGTCATAAGGATCAAAAATGTCAACTTTAGTTCTTGACGCAACGACAAAGACAATCACTGCGGTGATGTCTGGTGCTGCGGCTACCAACAACCCTGAGTATACGGTCGCTTATGCCGATAGCACTTCGTCAAGTTTGACTGAAGGTGCAGGTGATGGAGCATTAAACGGCACTTCGCTAGTAACAATCGTTTCTGCACCTGGGGCATCAACAAGACGCGTCATTAAATGGATCACGATCCAAAATAAAGACACGGCTCCCGTTACGGTCACGATTGCTTATGCCAACTCAAGCGGCTCGACATCCCGTCAGATTGCAAAAGTTACGTTAGCGGTTAACGACACATGGACAACTGACGGTACATTTGATTCAGCCGGTAATCTTAAGACTACATCGACTGCTACGGTAGCTAACGCGCTGACCATGAATAATGGTGGTGCAGGAGATGCCTCTGGCACGACCTACAATGGTTCTTCGGCAAGAACTATAAGCTACAACACCATCGGTGCAGTACCTTTAAATGGTGCGTTAGGCACACCATCGTCAGGTACGCTTACAAACTGTACAGGCTTACCAGTAAGTACAGGTGTATCGGGTCTAGGTTCTAATGTAGCTACCTTCCTAGCCACACCATCATCATCTAACCTAGCGGCAGCGGTGACTGATGAGACAGGCTCAGGCTCGTTAGTTTTTGCCACATCACCAACGCTTGTAACACCTGTGCTGGGTACACCTACATCAGGAACCCTAAGTAACTGTACGGTAGACGGTACTAATACAGTAGGCTTTAGGACTGCACCACAGACTTCTGGAGGCGCTTCCGCTTATACGTTAGTGCTTACAGACTCTGGAAAGCATGTGATCTTCACAGGCGGTTCTACAGCTACGTTAACAGTACCTACAAACGCCTCTGTAGCGTTTCCTGTAGGTACAACGATTCTCGTGGTGAATGACAATTCAGGCAACCTTACGATTTCTGGTGCTGGTGTTACCTTTCAGTTAGCTAACGGTGCTACAGGTAACAGGACAGTGGCGACTAAAGGTTTAGCGACTTGTCTGAAAACGGCTACGGATACGTGGTATGTCTCTGGTGCAGGAGTGACCTAATGGCTGGTAACTTAACGGCGATGATTGCTGCGGCGTTCTCTGGGAGCGCTGCACCTCCAGTAACGTCTGATCCTTACTACGAATACACCACGCTGCTGCTCCCAGGCAACGGAACTAACGGCGCACAGAATAATCTCTTCCTAGACAGCGGAAGTGCTGGAGACGCTGTATTCACGGCGAGCATTACCGGTACGACAATGACGGTCAGTGCGGTAACGTCAGGAACTATTTATGTAGGTTGCTTGATTACTGGCTCAGGTGTACTTGCTAATACGACCATCACTGCATTAGGAACGGGGTCTGGTGGTGTAGGTACTTATACAGTCAGCCAATCACAAACCGTTGTCAGCACAACGATCACCTCTGATGGTTTCCCAATAACCCGCAACGGCAACACCACACAAGGTACGTTCTCACCGTTCTCGCAGACGGGGTGGGGGAATTATTTTTCTGGTAGTAGTACTAATTTAAGTGTTGCATCAACTACGGCGCTACAGTTTGGAACGGGGGAGTTTACAGTTGAGTCGTGGGTTTATTTAACTGCAACCCCTGGGGCGCAATACGCACAGATTATTGGACGTACTCTGTATGGAACAAATGCAGATTGGATGTTGCAAATCACAAACGCAACAAAATTGACCTTTTATATGCAGGGTTCATTTGTTGCGACATCAACAGCTTCAATATCTTTGAATACGTGGACTCATGTGGCCGTTAGTAGAAATAGCAGCGGTCAAATTCGCTTATTTATTAACGGTAGTATTGATGGGACAGCTACAAATTCAGGCTCAACAGAGAATACAAGTTCTGGTGCATACACAATTGGCTCTGCGCAATCTGCTTCTACAGTAGTACTGACAGGTTATTTGTCTAACTTAAGAGCGGTAAAAGGAGTATGTGTTTACACCGGCGCATTTACCCCACCAACATCGCCATTAACCGCAACACAGTCTGCTGGCACAAACATTTCTGCCATCACTGGTACGCAAACATCCCTTCTTACTTGCCAATCTAATCGTTTCGTTGATAACAGCGTAGCCAACAGCGGCACAGGCTTCACCATCACAGTCAACGGCTCTCCCTCCGTACAAGCCTTCTCTCCATTCAACCCCAGTGCTAGCTGGTCTGCTGCGACTTATGGTGGGTCAGGGTATTTTGATGGGACTGGGGATTATTTGAGTGCGGCTAGTAATGCTGCGTTTACTTTAGGAAGCTCCACTGATTTTTGTGTAGAGGCGTGGATTTATTCAACAGGAACGCCCGGAACTGATGCTGTTATAGCCGGAACGTGGCAAAACGGTTCATCTGCTTTTGCTAATAGATGGCTTTTATCCTTGAGAACTAGTGGAACTGTTATTTACTGGTGGGACTCAACAGGAAGTCCTGGTATTACTTATACAGGAATTACAACAAATCAATGGGTTCATATTGCAGTTGCTCGGAGTTCAAGCACTATTACGTTATACGTTAATGGTGTATCAAGGGGGACTCAAACAACCAATCAGGCTTACACAACGCAAGATTCTTTGAAGATTGGAGGCGGCATAACGGGAACGGCGGATTTTCCTGGTTACATATCAAATTTTAGGCTTGTAGTTGGTTCCCCGGTCTACACTTCAGCCTTCACTCCTCCCACAGCACCTCTTACTGCCATCACCAACACCTCCCTCCTCCTAAACTACACTAACGCTGGTATTTACGATGCTACTAGCAAGAATGATCTGGAGACGGTGGGCAATGCTCAGATAAGTACGGCGCAGAGCAAGTGGGGTGGTAGCTCTATGGCGTTTGATGGGACGGGGGATTACCTTGCGTGTTCTTCTGGTTCTGCCAATCCATTGTTCAATATGGGGACGGGCGATTACACCGTTGAATTTTGGATGTACTCAGGCACTCCATCAAGCCAACAAGTTATTTTTGATATGCGAAATAGCGATACTAGTGGGCAAGGGATTGCTATTAATTACACCACTTCAAGAACATTAACTCTTTATATGCTAGGCGTCAGAATTACTTCTTCTGCAATTTCGGCAAACACATGGACTCACGTTGCTATCGCAAGGGCAAGTGGAACTTACACGATGTATGTCGGAGGGTCATCTGCTGGAACATGGGCTAACTCTGACACTGTAGCCCCACCTGCAAATAGACCATATGTAGGTTCTGATGCCGTAGGCTCTCAAAATTTTAACGGCTACATGCAAGACCTGCGCATCACCAAAGGCTACGCTCGTTATACAACCAACTTCACGCCACCAACAGCAGCGTTTCCCACGTTATAGGACTAGACCATGCAACATTGGACAAAAAACGGGTCTATCCCATCACAAGAAACCGATGGAACAGAGGGCTGGCAACAGGCTCCATCGCCTCCGACAGAGATTCCTGAAGGCAAGGAACTGGTGTGGCTAAACTGGGAATGGATCATAAGAGACCCTAAGCCAGCAGACAGAGCAGGCTACCAGTGGAATTGGCAGCACGATACACGAAGCTGGGTAGAAGGATCGTGGGGGACTGTGGAGGTTGTAGAGCCTATTCAGCCTTTAACGACCATCGACATAACCTTTTTTAGCTCTTCACAGGTAGCCAACCTAACAACATCGCAACTTGTATTGCCACAGTAAGCCCCGTAATATATGATGTTTTAACTGTATCGGCCCAGTAGACCGAGACTCTAACGAGTGAATCATGAGCGACGAAAGTCAAAACTTAGCGGAAGTTGAATCCGCGCCAGCAACCGAGGTGACGGCCACCACGGAAATTGCACAAAATGCGCCGGAGGTCGCTGAACAAGCGCCAGAGCAGACTGAGGAAAAGCGATTTACCCAGGCTGAACTTGACGCGATGATCAGCAAACGACTTGCAAGAGAGCAACGCAAGTGGGAACGGGAACAAAAGCTGAGGGCTTCAACGCCTGAAATGCTGTCTAGTGAATTACCAGCGCAAGATAGTTTTGCTTCGACTGAGGAATACGCGGAAGCGTTAGCCGAACGAAAAGCTGCTGAACTACTTGCTCGACGGGATGCAGAAAGACAGCGAGCCGAAATTCTTGAGGTCTATCACGAGCGCGAAGAAGAAGCACGGACTAAGTACGAAGATTTTGAGCAAGTTGCGTACAACCCGCGTCTTCCAATCACGACAGTGATGGCCGAAACGATTCAAGCGTCTGACATTGGCCCTGAGGTGGCGTATTACCTTGGTTCTAACCCAAAAGAAGCTGATCGTATTGCCAAGTTGTCGCCTTTTTTGCAGGCCAAAGAAATTGGGAAGATTGAAGCGAAGTTGAGCGAAAATCCTCCTGTTAAGAAATCAACGAGCGCTCCCGCGCCGATTCAGCCTGTCACTCCTCGGGGTGGCAACGCAAGAGTTTTAGACACGACTGACCCGCGTTCGATTAAGGAAATGTCAACGTCAGAGTGGATTGAAGCCGAGCGTCAAAGGCAGATTAAGAAATGGGAAGCTCAAAACCGTATCCGCTAACTTTTTGATAAGGAATTGTCATGGCAAATAGTCTACTTACCATCGACATGATTACTCGCAAGGCGCTTGAAATCCTTGAGAATAATCTTGTCTTAACCCGCAACGTTAACCGTCAGTACGACGATAGCTTTGCTGTTGAAGGCGCCAAAATTGGTTCGACCTTGCGTATCCGCCTACCGGACCGCGCACTCGTAACGGATGGTGCTGCACTGCAAGTCCAAAGCGACAACGAGCAGTACACCACCTTAACGGTTGCTTCGCAAAAGCACATCGGCGTTAACTTCACGTCTGCTGAATTGACGTTGCAGTTGGACGACTTCGCAGAGCGCGTGCTTAAGCCTCGTATTAGCCAGCTTGCTGCTAGCATCGATGCAGACGTTGCTAACTCTTACCAGTACATCGGTAACACAGTTGGTACGCCTGGCACGACACCTGGCACGTCGTTGGTTCTGTTGCAAGCTCAACAGAAACTGAACGAGAACGCTGCTGTTATGTCGCCCCGTTACGCTACAGTCAATCCTGCTGCTAACGCTGGTTTGGTTGAAGGCATGAAAGGTCTTTTCAACCCCACCGACACGATCAGCCGTCAGTTCAAGAACGGCATGATGGGCGTCGGCGTGCTTGGGTTTGATGAGATCAACATGTCTCAGTCGATCAAGCAGTTCACGACCGGCTCGCGTACGGCTACCGGCGGCACGACTTCTGCGGCTGTTACCAGCGAAGGCGCAACCACCATCGCCATCACTGGCGCAGGCGCTAACGCAACGGTTAAGGCTGGCGACGTGTTCACCGTGGCTGACTGCTATGCTGTTAACCCACAGACCCGTGAATCAACTGGTTCGCTGTTCCAGTTCGTCGTAACGGTTGATGTGACGCTTAACGGTTCTGGCGCAGGTAACTTGACGGTTGCTCCGATGTACTCGGCTAGCAACGCGCTTGCAACCGTGGCTAGCCTTCCCGCCACTAGCAAAGCTGTCGTGTTTGTCGGCGCTGCTTCGTCGCAGTACCCACAAAACCTCGTCTACCACAAAGACGCCATCACGTTCGCTACTGCCGATTTGATGATGCCGCAAGGCGTTGACATGGCATCGCGTCAGGTTCATAACGGCATCTCGATGCGTATTGTTCGTCAGTACGACATCAACAATGACCGTATGCCCTGCCGTATTGACGTGCTGTACGGCTACAGCGTGATTCGTCCGCAAATGGCTGTTCGTCTCTGGGGTTAATTAATCTAGGGGGCTTCGGCCCCCTTACCGAATTATTTTTTGAAAGGATTTATCATGGCAATTCCTAACGGTGCTGGTGGCTATCAGTACAACGACGGTAATACCGGCGAGGCTTTGTTGTTTGTTCAAGGTGCTCCTACCGCGCTTACTGGCGCAGCTACAATCACAGCGGCTCAACTAGCAAACGGTCTGTTTA